TCATTCTTCAATTACACGCAATGTCCGGGTTGCTTTTGGCATCCACTCAATTTTTTTATGTTGTTTTAGTTTTTGAAGATGAACATGCATGCTGCTTACTGACCTTATCCCACATTGTTTTGATAACTCCCTAACAGTTAGGGAATAGCCATTTTGAGTAATAAATGATTGAAGCTCCGATAGGATAGAAAATTGTTTCTGAGTAAGTTTCATGTTCAGCCCTCCGAATACAAACATATATTCCCATTATAAAAAAGAACGTTCGTTCGTAAACAGTGGGCTTCGCTTTAATTTATCGCCAGAACCTCCTCTCCATCCCTCTAACTCTACGCGCGTTATTTATGCGCACAATTTTATTGACGCGCATTATTTACGCGTGTTATAATAAGAATATAGAAAGGAGGGAAGCAGTGGGGAAACAACGAACGATACGGGAAGTAATTAAAGCCTTAACGAAAGCCGGATTTATCCTTTCACCTAATCACGGCAATGGCACCAGTCATCGGCGGTACATAAATCCAAATGACCCGACGAAATACGCCACCCTAAGTGTTCACAGCATGGGAGATACCCTAGCAAAGGGAACACTAAGCAGTATCGAACGTCAATCCGGGGTTAAGTTTTAACCCCGGACTTCCCATATGCTTCCCTTCATTAATAAGGAGCGTGAGTACATTGGAATTGAAGAGTCATTACGTGTACCCAATTGTTGTTGAAAAGACTGAAACAAATCTGAGTGTGTATTTCCCTGATTTCCCTGGGGCCGCTGTTACTGGTATAGACTTGGTTGAGACCTTGGCTCGGGCAAAGGAGCTGTTAACCAGCTGCGCGATTGAATTAGAGGAAAAAGGGGAGCAGTTGCCCGAACCATCCGCGCCGGACAGAATAGAGTTGTTTGATCCTGCGGATCGTATAGTTTTCATTGAAGTCTTCATGCCGCCCTACAGAGATGCTGCCGCGAATAAGGCCGTCACAAAAAACTGCACTTTACCGAAGTGGCTGAGGGATGCAGGCGATGAGGCAGGCTTGAATTTCTCTTTGGTGCTACAGAACGGCTTAAAGCAGGCTCTTGGAATTGATAAAGAGCGAGTTTAATGAAAGTTTGCGTAATATGGGAATGATTACAGATAAACAGTAGAAACGCCCCACCAGCATATAGCTAGCGGGGCGTTTCCCTATAAAGTATCACCAGGAATATTTTTTGGAATATTTTTCGTTGATTTTCTCGTTAGTGTTTGATACTATGATTATAAGTCAGGCAAAAAAGAAATGAGGCGATTCTTTTGCGAGCTATTAATGAAGAAGAAGCGTATTCACATATATCTCCACACTTAGGAATGATCCTATCCGCTGTAAAAGACAGCGTTAACGATTATTTCAATGGCTCAAAATATTCTCAAGTTCGCCATGAACATTCATCAAGATCAGCTGCTTCCATTTGTCACGACAAAATTAAAAAATCAGTAATTGAAAAATTTGAAGGTGTTCTAGGTGCTCGCCACAGAACCCACCATGGATTGTTTACACTGTTGATTGATGAGGTTGTGGTACTTAGATTCAAGAAATTTAATAACAAAAGATTATCATCCGGTATTGCAACTCAACAGCAATTGGCCTTTAACAATCAGGAACCGGAGCAACTGGAACTTCCGGATATGCCTCCTAACGGACTCTTGCATGTAGGATATCAATTGAACAAACTGGAATCCGGTGTTGAATCTGTTTTTATAACCTGCCGACATGGAAATGATAATCTTTGGACATGGGATATTACTGCTGAAGGAACTAAATTCACCAATCAGACTCTTATACCTATTCCGGAACCTGCCGCTACTCCATCCAGAAGAAAGATCACAGCAAAAAGTGCGAATAATGTTGGTGGTGAGGTAAATGCAAGCAGTTGAACGTTCATATAATCATCTTATGGTTGTATTGGCAAGGGAATCTCGAGGAGTTAGTCAAAAGGAATTATCAAGCATGACTGCTCTTTCCCAAGGGAAAATCTCAAAAATTGAGAACGGGATACTCGCTTTGTCAGAATCTGATATTGCTACTATCTCGAATGTATTAGATTATCCAATACATTTTTTTGAAAAAAACGAACGTATCTATGGTATCGGACTCAGCGAATATTACCATAGAAAACGTCAAAGCGTCCCTCAAAAGATCCTGACAAAAGTCTACGCCAAAATTGAATTACGTCGAATGCAAATAACAACTCTTTTAAAGTCTGTAGAATTCGGGGAACATAATTATTTTTTTATGGATCCAGACAAGTATGATGGCAACATCGATTCAATTGCTCAATCGGTAAGAGCTGCTTGGAGGATACCGAAAGGCCCCATTGAAAACTTGGTTGCGATAGCAGAGGAACAAGGGGCAATTATTATCCCTTTCGACTTCGAAGGTGCGAAGATAGATGGAATAAGCGTCACATCACCTGATATTCCCCCACTTATATTCTTGAATTACGACAAGCCAATGGATCGTATAAGGTTCACGTTAGCACATGAAATAGGCCATTTAATTATGCACCGAGTACCACCGAGTAATAACGAGGATATTGAAGAGCAAGCTGATCAATTCGCTTCTGAATTCTTGATGCCTAAGTCGGATATTCAATCCTCGCTCTATGATGTGAATCTTCAAAAACTGGCGGCTTTAAAATTATATTGGAAGGTGTCTATGGCAGCACTTCTCAGGAGAGCTCGTGATCTTGGGAAAATTTCAGAGGGCACGTGGAAGTATCTTGTAATACAGATGAGCAAGGCGGGTTATAAAAACCAAGAGCCGTTAGAATTGATGCCACCAGTAGAGAGTCCATGCCTTGTCGACGATATTGTGGATGTCCATCAAAATGATCTCAATTATTCAATGTCCGATATAAGTACAACAATTGGGCTGAATGATTCAGAATTCCAAAGTATTTATACGAGAAAAACAAGCCACCTTCGACTTATAGCCAAAAGATAAAATAACCCCCCGCCAGCGCCAGCGGGGGTTATTTCTATACAACTAATTTTCCACATATCGCCAATGCGGGACTTTTGTAGTAGAATGAAACCCAAAAGAAGTGAGGTTGCCCACCAAATGAAGATAGAGAAAAAAGATTTGGTTTACGGAATAATTATCCTAATACTTGTGATCGTTGCAATTTTAACCGTAAAACTTGGTGATAACGTCTCAGTGGTTGATTATTTTGGGTTCGCGGGCACTTTAATAGGCATTATACTTGCAGTGGTTGCGTTGATTTATGCATTTTATCAGAGTTCAGTTTATGGAAGCGCAACAACAAGTCTTGATGAATCCGCAAAAAAGATTGAAGTTGTGACACAAAATTTAGAAAATATTACTCTCCTAGAAAGTTCAATAGCACAGATGGCTAGCTCAGTTCACAATCTTTCGGATGACTTGCCAGAGAAAATTGAAAAATTACATGCTGTTATAGATATGTTGAGTAACACCCAAATTGAACTCCATACAATAACAAGAAATGAAATCGTAAAGAGCTTTTACGAAACTAAATCCACAGAGGTAAAAAAGCCAGATGAAAATGAAATTAACATATTAAATTACCTGATTAATTCTTTAAGCCGTTATCAGTTTCTTTTTTTAAACTATATCATTATTGCACACCAAAATGATATAAACCTTAGTGTTCAAGATTTTGCTTGTTGGGCACTTGAGGTAGGTGTAGTAAAATCTGAAACTAAAGTTCCAAGAGATGTGCAGACAGAATCTTTAGTCGCCCATTTCGTCGGGGATGCAATGGGAATGTCTCGCATATTTATAGAAGGTGGATTTTTTAAGATAAAAGGTACTAATACTGAGGCTAAGGTTACGTTAGCTCATCAAAAAATTTCTAGTGTTGTAGAGAATAGAGTTCTGACAAATGGTGAAGAAGCTCGCTTAGTCGAAGAACTATCCACATATTTAATAAAATAAATTAGCCCGACTTGTTCATAGTTACTGATTTTCAACGCTTCTGTTTATAATGTAATACTTACTAAAATTCACATAGATGCCCCGCCAGCATACGCCAGCGGGGCTTATCCTTACTTATTTGCAACCAAGATCGTATTGAGCCATGTCAGCTCTGTAAGCATCAGTGTTCCGTTTTTAGCCTTGTCCACCCACGACTTGTCAGTAATAATCTTACGGTCCAATAGAGCTTGTAGTGCCGTCACCAGCGTGTCACGTTGGTATTTTGATAGTTCCAATTTGTTGTCCTCCTTCTCGCCTGCATTGTCTTTTGGTTGTATACGTAACATAGCATCCTCAACTTGTTTAGCGCTTGGGCGCTTACCAGCCGCGTAATCGTTCAGCGTGAGTCCAAACGTCATTTGAAAATGTGGTGTATCCACAAAGGATTTCCAGTCCCCACCCCACTCAAATCCGAGCTTCTTGGCAATCTCAACTGCCTCATCCCAGTCCCTACGACCATTTGCATTGCCATCTCGCAGCATGTCCCAAGAGACCTGTTTGCCATCAGGAAGCAGCAAAGCAAAGTCGATAGCTACTCCGTAGTTATGCAGAGATCTGCCGCCGCGGGCATTAGTAACAATCTTGCCAGGCTTTGTACGGCCCTGCGCATATAATGCATCTTGTTCCATGACTGATCGATAACCTTGCGTAATGACGATCGGGACCCCTTTAGCAAATGACATCTCGATTAATTTAAACGTCGCCGTTAAGACAACTGGATGAAGCCCCTGAAGCTTTGCAGATGACTTGTTTTTGACGAAATCAAGAGTTAGCATCTTTACCACCCGCTTTCTGTTGCCCACCCTGTCCTCTCAGTGCTTCAATTGCCTGCTTGATAACAGGCGGTATAGGTACTCCAATCCGACCACCGTTTTCAAGCACGGATATTGCTTCATTCGCTAAATAGAAGAAGATAACTCCGTCGCGCACTAGGTTCACCCCATTGTCCAGCACTACGTCGACAATATGAGCCATAGCAACGACAATAAAAATAAATGCCTTACGAGCAATGCCGATCCTTCCAACCTTGCTGGAGAGCTTACCTTCAGTCGTCGCGGCGATGATACCAGTGATGTAATCCAGTACGACCATTGTTAATAGAGCTGTTATTAATGCCCCCCAACCTCCATACAAATAAGACAATCCAGCACCAATAAATCCCGCTGAAGCTTTAAGTATCTGTTCCATACCGTTCCCCCTCTAATATAAAAGGCCCCGCATTATGCGGAGCCATGTATGAAATATTAATTTGTAGTAGCAATCGGAATATCTTGCCGTTTTGCGATGACTTGTGCAATGATAAGTTCGGTATCAGCAGCGGATTGGTTATAGGATTGGACAATCGTTTCTAAGTCTCGCTCGCCTGCATCCCAGCGAGTGATTGACGCGTTCGCAAACAATCGGATTTTAGCATCCTTTAGTGCATTCGACATAGCTATTCACCTCCCCCCATTAGTAGATCAGCCATAATTAATTCGACGTCTCCCAAACGGGATTTAAGATCGCTATTCTCGGATTCTAGGACCTCAATTCGTTGTTGTTCTGCCGATTTTGGCGGTACGTATCCGGCTAGCCGCCAAGAACCATACTCATCTTGATTTACTTCGCATTCCTGACTATAAGAACCATCAGGAAGCGGATTGCGGATGACGTCCTGATATATCGCTGGTTGGTTTACTTGTCACGTTCCTTCATCTATAACCGCCGGTCTAACCTCTTCTCGGATCTCTTGATAGTCCCAATCACCAATGTTTATAAGATTTCCTGCGGCGTCAAAATAACAAATTTTGATCATACATAGGCCGCCTTTCTCCATCCAGCGTTTCCGGTTCCGTTCGCTTTAATCCATAAGCCTGCGTCTGTGGTAGACCAAACAACGCAGAGGCTGCCCGGTGCTGCCGCTTGGTTTCCTTCAGGGCTGTTAGCGCGGCGGAATAAGTCTGTACCATTGAGAATCAATCTATCATTCCGCACTGTAAACCTAGATTCAATTGTTGCACCATCAGCAGCATATCTTCTTATTTCTGTTTCTGTACTATTGGTGTTCACAAGCGCTCTCCGTGTTCCGTCTATCATCATATCCATCTCAGCAGATGTGTCTATAGCTGCATCTATTCGGTACCCTGCCCATGTACCAGTTACCTTGATCTTACTTCCACTTACTTCAAGCGGACCCTGTATAACGCCATTCAGCTTTGTGACTGTCTGTTCCCAATCGCTAAATACTCCATTAAGGGTTTTCCTAGTGTAGATCCAAGTTCCTCCGCCAGTATTAACTATAATTTGAAAGCCGTTAGCTGCAGATTCTGGTCTGTAAGTGCTGAGTGTGCCCGCAGATACGGGAAACCCTAGCGGGGTATCAAGTCTCATCACACTATGACCAATGGGGAAATCTGTTATCAAGCTATCATTATTTTTGCTATTTTTTTGTATTGAATGTATTTTATCGCTATTAATTGCATCAACTTCCGCTTTACGTGCGATATCATCTGTCGCTGCTGGAGCTGCAACTTTAGCACGGCCGCTAGCATCACGTTGGATAATTCGATTCGCAGCAGCAGCAGAAGTCGCGGCATTGGCGGCTTTTAATGCATTGTCTGCACTGCTGCCATCCGACACGGCTACGTTAGTAGCTTTTGTATGGGGAAAATATTGATTACCGTCAGCATCCTCAATTAAAATATTACGATCTTCTGGCATTAGCTTTCACCTCACTGTACTTTAAAGAAGACTTTTACTGGCTGACCACTTGGATAACTCGCCCCGTATCTGATGCTATCGCCAGGGTCGCCCTTGTCACCTTTTGCGCCAGTTGCACCAGCAATTCCGGTGTCCCCTTTGTCGCCCTTAGTACCTTGGAGTCCTTGAGTCCCAGGATCTCCCTTAACACCTTGCAAGCCCTGTGACCCAGTATCGCCTTTATCGCCCTTCGCGCCAGTTGCACCAGTATCACCTTTAGGGCCCTTAAAGTTACCTCTATTCGTCCAAACAGCAACAGCTGTTTTTTCGTAGACATCGCCGTTTGTGGTATTCATTGCCCAATCTCCGATGACACCGAGTGTCCCGGCTGGCGCTGCTGTAACGTTGTGCATCTTTGATCCTGGATCACCTTTCGCCCCAGCCCCTCCGTTTGCACCTGTGTCGCCTTTATCGCCTTTTGCCCCGGTTGCGCCAGCTGCTCCAGTGTCGCCCTTATCTCCTTTCGGCCCTTGGGCGCCTGTGTCGCCTTTGTCTCCCTTATCTCCTTTTTGGAGTACAAGGCTGTTTAGGTAGGTCTGCAGATCAACTGTGGTAGCACCAGACTGCACCAAAACAGCTCTTCCCTCTGTTTCTGGCACAACCGTCTCTATTACCGTTCCAGTAGCGTCGTCCAGCAGTTGAATTTGTATGATTTTCTTAGCCAATCGCTATCACTCCTTTATTTTGATTCCCATAGTAGGACTAACCCTTATGTTATCCGGGCCAGTTGGTATCGGAACCGAATCAGCGACATGAAAATACATGACGCCAGCTTCTCGTTGGGGGATGGGCGGAATAGTGCTACTTATAACAATTTCTGCCTTTTTTGATAAAGCAGTGTCGATCTTGTCCATATTCTCGTTCAATACGGAAATATCGGCCGTTTCATTAATGAGCGGCTTTTTAAGCCCGTATTTAGGTGTTGTTTCTGGCATTAAACCCAACTCCTTCCCTAAAAGATACTGCCCTTTATTTGCTCCCAAGTAAGCGTTCTGAGTTGCCCCCAAGTTTTCGTTTTCACCTGTGCCCAAGTGTTGTAGGTGAATTTATATTCCACGGCCATGTGTGCCGGCTTTATCTCTTCAATAGCAGCTTTAAGATCATCCAAATTGGGCGGAATGCCCTTGGTATCCACAAACTTAATGGTAAAAGTATAGTTCGGGTGATCGACCGTCACATCAACCTTGCCGCCATCATAAGACTCTGCCACGCTCTTAATCAGTTGCACCGTAACGCTGCCGATTCCCCGAATCTTTGAGATGATCACACTGCGACGCTGTGCTATAGGCTTTTTCTCATCAGTCTCTATGCCGAGCTCGTATTCCCATATCGCCAGACCCCAAGTTGCCGTATTAACGAAATACTGGTTGAGCGTTTCGTCTAGCGCTTGATAAAGTCGGTCCACTTCAATCCCTTGGCTTTGTATAATTGAACGCATAACCCGGGACGAATCGTAGAGTGAAGGAAGGAAACCAAACATTTCCTTTCCCTTGGCGCTTATAATTGGAAAGCTATTCATAGACACTCACCGTTCCCATAACAGCAACCTGGTCGGGCTGTATCTCGATGTTCGCTGTGCCTCCATTGATCGTTAAGTTTTCAAAATCGATAATCGGCGGAATATCCAGCAATATCGCCGCAACGCGCGTGTGCCGTACCAACGGGTCTACAAAAGCAAGGGTCTTGAGGTAAGCAGTTGAACCACTTGTAATCAAGTCCTTAACCTCCTGAAGGGTTGCACCGGAGGCAAGGGTTAGCTTTGCCGAAATATTAATCGGCACTTCTTCCGCCGCACTGACTGTAGCCTTGGCTCCTATTGGCGCCCTACCTTCTCCTACTCCCGCTGTAGGATCAATATACTCCTTAACAGCATCAACAATTTCTTGACTGGCTGCTCTCTTGTCAGTATCAATCAGGACCACTCGTACTGTACCTGGGCCATTCCATAGCGACTCCACTTGGACACCGCCGACTCCTGGAATCTCAAGAGCCCATTGAATATAGTTAGCCTTGTTGCCGCTAGTGCCGGGATTGCGTACCTTGGTATAAAACCGATTCAGTAACGATTCGTCCAATTCCGGATCCGCTCCGCCAAGTAGGTCGGCAACATTTGTCACGTTTGTTATCCCAGCTATCGGTGTTGTAATAATGGTTATTGCTCCAGCAGGAACATTCCCTTGCTTTCCGGGCTCAACTGCAATAATAGATGCTAAAGCAGCTCCTTCAGAATCAATTACAACCTGTACCTTGGTCTCATATAGAATTGACGGCGTCGCGGTCACAGCATCAGCAGCTGTAGCCACTTGCGTTCCCGCGGGAATGACTGTCCCGGTCGTTCCCAAAAATTGAGCAGAACCATTGGCCTTTACAGCTGGCCGGCGAGTGAGTCCGTATTCCCCCACCTTTAAATCGAGGTATTCGTCAAAGGTAGTAGATGCGAAGCCGCGGGCCAGCACCTGCTGTGCCCATAAAGAAGCTTCAAACAACTCAAATGCTGTCGGTGCAAGTGAGTCCCAAATAAAAGAGCCCTCTGCTTTATCGATATCAGCAGGGACTCTTTTAAGCATGCGATTCATAATTTCTTCTTCTGTCTGATCATTTAAATAATCCGGTAGGGTTGCCACTAGACAATCACCTCGCTTTCGATCTCGTCAGTTTCCTCACGGACGTTTTTAATTTCACAGGAGAAGAAGCAGTGTTCCTCTTGCCAATCGAAGGTGAAATTACTTACGCTGGCCGTCCTGGGATCAACCATAAGTGTTTCAGTTGTTATGCGTTGAATTTCACTTTCAATACCTTCCCTGGATATCCCGATTCGGACAACATCGTCAAACTCCTGACCATGATCACGGCTGTAGATAAGATGTTGATAACGTGCTGTCATCAGCGCTTTCTTGCACCATTCCACCCAAGCCTGCTTTTCGTTAGCAGCAGCAACCTTGCCAGTTGGCGTCAGTACAAACTCACCGACATCATAATCAAATTGCCAGCTGGATCCAAACTCGACTTCATTGTTAATTTCCTGTTCTTCTTCAGCAGGCATTTCTTCTGCAGGAAACAGATTAGCCACTGAGATCAACCACCTTGCAGATAACAACAGGATCACGGCCACCATTAACGGATAAAACGAGAACGCGATCTCCAGGCTCGAGATCTTCCTCAATGTTCATCTCCACATCTTCGATCACAGTTTCTTCAAAGTCGAATGTCATGGGTTGCGATGGCACCCCACCCTCCGGCGTCATAGTCCCTATGAGTGAAAATTCCGGAAGCGTGATTGAAGAAGGAAAAGATGCAATCAGAAAATCAGTAATCTCGTGAGCAAACGAGTCCAACTTAAGTCCCGATTCTGTGATTGTTCCAAGCTCAGCGCCCAAGCCGGCCACCGCGGCGGAAGTATGCTTTTGCATCTCTCCCTTAAGCAGCCCAGCCATATCCCTAAAAGGATCGTGCAAAGTAATCCCTCCTTACTTTATCCTCAGGGGCTAGATCCAGATCCATGCTGCCTGGATAGCCCAAATCGTGTGTTATAGCTGTAACGATCAGATAACGGTCGCCTAGCTTAACTTTGTCGCCAGCCCGAATTAAATTGATGTCTGGTCCTGTTACCGAAAAAGTTTCCTGAACACCAGTTAGCAGCTTCTTTGCTGCAGTGGTCGCCTGAGCTGCCGTTTCAATGCTACTATCTTGTATAACCTGCTGCAGCGTTCCGTACTTATCTGTCTGCCCTTTGACGACTGCTAATATTGGTAATGGCATGTCAGGTTCTTTCTTTGGCTCGTTTGAAGGCTTTGACGGCGTAGTTGCTGCCAAGGTCTTAACATCTTTATCTTTATCTTTGTCCTTACCCTTCTTCTTCTTTTTCTTCTTCCTCTGCTTCTTTTCTTTCTTAGGCTTTTGCCCAAGTACTTTAACCTGGGTTACTGCCCCTTCCAGCGTTCGTTTATGCGATTGGCTTTCTAGGATATCAAGTTCCCAAATTGTTTTGTTGCTACCGATCCTGTAAAGCTCCAAGCCAGCTGATGTCATCCGCGGCCTGTACATAGCACCGCCTTTGGCTACCGTCTCTATCAGGTCCTCATTAATATCCGATAAATTGTCTTCGTTCGCTTAACGTCTCGAGCAAGTGAAATCTTTGTATCGGGGATGTTACCCATCGGGATATTCCAATCCTTCGCATACAACCTCAACCGCTGGGAAGCAGTCTGGCCAGCTGCCATTAACCGCTCATCCTCGGATTTAGAGAGGTAGATCGTCCTGTCATAACAGATTACGTCTACGAACTTTGTCCCTTTATTCTGCCCCTCGACATCCCACACAATTGCTGGGTGTAATAAAGTTTTAAGGACCTTGCCCTCATGCACGCCCAAAATCTTAATAGGCTGAGCTGGGGTAATAACCGGCAAATCAGGAGTAGCAACCAGTTTGATGTTAGCCCTGTACGATATCTCGTTAAGCGACTCGCTGAGTGTTATGCTCTCAACCAGATCCCCAAGATAATACTTGTTTCCCAGAATCACCTCGAACCCCATTACGGCATCACCAACTTCATTCCAGGCTTAATCTTGTTCGGGTCCTTCCCGATCAATTTCTTATTTTTGTCGTAAATTGCACGCCACTTGCTACTGCTCCCCAACTGCCGTTTTGCGATTGAAGTCAGGTTGTCGCCTGTTTTAACCGTATATACCTTTGGTACGGGCTTTGTATCAGATCTGGTCGTTTTAGCTGTTTGTCCACCATTGCTAGCTGTAGCAGGCGACGCTGTCCGTACCCTTCCCTCTTTATACGTCCGGCATATAAGGTCAAAATAGACATCACCAGGCTCCCCGCCCTTGAATTTGGTATCATGGGCCGAGACCATGATCAGAATATTGACCTCTGTTGTCGTGATCATCAAACGCCGCGGTGAATTACTGATTAGCATGCTATTCAGTCGGTTCATGGCATGCTGCGGATTCATCAGGCGTGGATACCGGCAGTAACTTGCATCATAGTTATTTGGATGTGGAAAAAAAGAAGAGAAGGAGATTTCCTTGATCTTAGATACTTGGGAAAAATCTACTTCTCCGATTCTTAATATATTGACCGTCTCGTACTGTTTTTCGCGGCGGATCGTGATCTCTTCCGGATTGACCGGAAAGTGAAACTTTGACCCGTCCGCGCCAATCAGATAAATGTCCATCGCCGTCTCCTCGAAACTATTGATTTTCGTAGCTCTGTTTTAATCCTGTAACTATCCTTGAAGTTATAAATGACGATATCGAACTCCAGTCAATTTCATCCTTTTTAACAGTTACCTGAACTGCGCCTGAAGGAACGTTGACCGTAATGTCATTTGTATTCTCAAACTTCACCTTGTCCAGATAACCAGTCAAACTCGATATTTGATCGTCAGACAATTCCACTTTCGGCGTCGTTTTGTCCGTGCCAAACATGAAACTATTTGGTGTAGTGGCAGCAGCGTTGTTATTAACATTCATCCGCTCATAGACTGGCTGGGCTCCCCACTGTAACATAGCAGGATTGTCCTTAAAACGATTTTGCCATTCGTTACTTCGATCAGTCTTTGCTGCCTCGAGCCTGTCGCTAATAATCTGTCCAAGTAACATTGGGATAGTTGCATAATTTGATAGCATTATTGTTTTCCCTAATGTTGGTATTCCAGGCATAGGTGTTTTGGGAAGGGGAGCATTGGGTTTAACTGGTGTTTGATATCTTGGTCTCCAGCCTGGCTCATATGGTCCTGGTAATTTAGCAGTGGGCTTAATAGTTGTGCTTGAAGGTGCGGTCACCGGCGGGCTACTTGTAGGAGTTAGATTAGGGGAAGGAATTGAAGGAGCAGGAACCTTGCCTTTCCCAGCAAGCCACTTCCCTCCTTTATACAACCCTTTTGATGCTTGATACCCTCCCTTTAGTAACTTCCCTCCAGTTTTTAGTAGCTTCCCACCACCAAGATTCCATAAAGCAAGCCCTAGTAGCCCAGCAGATGTAAGATTACCTGCTGTCGGATCCTTTACCGCCTTTTCTCCCACGTTCCAAACTGTGCTTTGAAGCTTCTCTAGAATCTTACTGGGCTCAAACGCTTCAACAAACGAATCAAAAAATGCTTTACCGGCTATTTTACCAGCTGATACATAAACAGATTCATCACTGCTCTCTTTGCCATCAAATAGACCAAGTGCACCAAGGATAAATCCTTTTAGCCCACCACCTAGAGCCGTTCCAATACGAGAAGACATATCTTGAATCTTTTGCTGTCCTCCAGCTGCCCACCATTCGTCTAATGGCTGAGTGATAAACTCATCCCATAAAATTTTTGATTTACCAAACAAATCAGCATTTTTAAACGTATCTGTTTTTGCAACGTCTCGAACTTTTGTAATTACATTCTCCAGTCCGCCAACTACAAAGTTAGTCATTTTTGCACCATAGTCTTGAGCCTGTTGTGCCATCTTTACTATGGTGTCTTTATTTTCCGAACGCCATTGTCTAAAGCGTTTAAGTAGGGGACCGATCACACTTTCAACACCCTGACCCCAGCGCTTAATGATATTTTGAGAGAAGAACGATTTCGTACCGAGTAACAAGTTAGCAAGGTTGCCGCTCATATCTTCCATCATACCGTCAAACCGTTGGAACTCTTTTTCAGCTTGCTTCCACTTATCAGCAATTTTCCCCGGACCTTCAGCAAGAGCCTCCAAACGATCACGCTGTTTACCATCAATGGCACCCATCTCTTGTAAACGACTGGTACTCTCACCGACCTTCTGGCCAGACGCCATTCCGTCGTATAAGCGTCCAATCCAAAGCGCGACATTCTCAAAATCAGTCTGTGTACCTGATGCAATGTCACCAACCATTTTTAAACCATCTCCCGTTGAAAGCTTTCCTTTTGTGAAAACCTCCAAAATACGAGAAGACTTAAAAATTTCCATACGAGTATACGGAGTCTGCCCAGCAAACTTGATTAACTCTTCAACACGTTGCTGCGCTTTTTCTGCACTGCCAAGCAATACCTTAAAGGCGCTTGTAATACTCTGCTCGTCCATAACCATTTGTAGACCGACCGTAGTCACTCCAGCAACCCCACCGCTGACACCTAGCATGGCCAAGGGACTTGTTAATGCTCCCGTTACTTTGCCAATAACTCCTGTGGCCATGTCCTTTGCTCGGATGACGATGTCAAATGGCTTCCGGGATAAGTCGCCAAGAGTCTTAGATATTTTTTGAGCTGGTCCCGATACCCTATCCAGCAAGTTTGCTCGCGGCTCTGCTTTCGCACGATCAAGACGGGAAACAGCAGTTGTTACAGCACGAACACGCTCGGATGCGCGATCTTCCAAGCGAACTGAAGGTGATATCTTGACCTTACCAAGCGCTGCAGCTCGACGCTCTGTTTGCTCTAATAGCTTATCAAGCAGTTTGATTTTCTTTTCAGTGCCTTCTACACCGTCCGTACCAATTACAAGATCTAAGCGGTAAAACTCTTTATTATCAGCCACGCCGCTTACCTCCCCTCGGCTTGTTCTGTGGCTTGTTTTGATTCTCTATTTCCTTGAGGGCAAACGCAGTCAAGATCATACGTTCACCCTTGGGCAGAGACCAAAAGGCCCCGGGTCTAAGATGATGATGTACCCAGAGATGGTACATGACGCTCATCGTGCCCCCGGAGCCGATTAGTTTTTTACATCTTCGATATCAACGCCAAATCCAGAGATCTCCAGCACTTTATCCCCAACAGCATCAAGCTCGCCTGCCAGCAGCATCTTACGAGCTACCTGCTCGCCGCCTGACGCCTTTAGTCGATCAGTAAGGCGTTGATCACCCCAGCCACTAAGCGGCAGTCCCTTAACCTCAATACCAATCGTTGCCTCTGAAATAAGGGTTGCGTTGAATAATTCATTATCCACTTTCTCTTCAGTCCGACCCTTTGTGCTTCTGCGAGTTGTGCAGCGCTCACGAATGTTATCGACTTTACTTGATGTGAGTCCTTGCAAAGTAACCCGCATATCAAGCCGCTTAATAGTAACCGATTCGCTAGGTAGATTCTCGACTGTCTCGAAAAGGGAGTCAAGAATCTGTTTTTCATTAAGATTATCCTGCATTTTGTGTTCCTCCTGTTTTTTGGTCTGCCGGTTTTTCAATCGTGATCGGGTCAAGTAACTCGTAGCCTTCAAAAGTAAAGGCTGTTTCTTCCATAACCTCTTCCCCAGCTGTCCAGTTTGCAAGCTGGATACTGTCCGGCATACAGCGAATCAATCGGATCCGCTCAAAGCCATATGCTTCTGGGTCATCCAATCTACTGATAATGTCAAATTTGCTAAACTCCCTGACTATCATGTCAGACGTGACTTTATAACCGCTGATTGTACCTGTGCCCTTTTTGGCACCAATTTTGTATTGAACCCAGTTGTAACCGCAAAGATTGAGCTCTCGTTTATCTACCTCTATAGTTGCTTCGAGATGGTTAATATTTGTTTGCCATACACCTCCAATAAAGGCTTGGCCAAACGTACCGAGTATTGCACGAGTAGGATCTAATGCCATTCAGTTTCACCCCTATTGCACGATAAACGTGCCGAAGATTTGTTCCATAACATCTGTGAGTCGTGCTTCCCAGCGCAGAAAGACTTGATCCGGCTCTGGATTTGGGAATGCTGGATCTATAATGACGTTGTACCCTACCGACTCGATAACTCCAGCATCAGCCAAGGTTCTAAGATAATCCTTGCAAGCTCCGATCAGAGCAATTTTGCCTTCCTCTGTGTTGTTGACTTTCCCGATGTAGTTGTCCTCAGCAGTGCGCTGAAGATCGCTATTGATCGCATCCATAACGGCGATTGTTCGGATTTTCTTCCAGTTGTTAGCGGTTCCTTGTTGGAGTGTAACCAGGCTGTTAATCCCTCGCAGTACTTTGACCTGGCGTCCATCGTGGATAAATAAGAACACGCCACCCTTAACAGCCTGCTCTTGTTCAGAGCGCGTCCAGCGACGTGTTACATCATCAAATGGAGTCGGTGCGTAGGTTGTAGCTGCGCTCAACGGAGTTCCCGCAATAAGACCAGCCGCATATGCCGCAGCCTGAGCAGAACTGTATGATACATCATCAAGGATAACTCCACTTCCTACATTGATGATGCCTTCTTTGTTCCATGTAGCTGACCTACCAATAGCCTTACTTACAGCGCTGGAGGAGATATCATCCGCTGCAGGTCCACCCAATACAGCCACAATCCCCTTGCCTTCACTACGTACTCGCCTTACCCAGGCGACCACACTAGTTTGCAACGCTGAATCAGAAACGCCATCAAGTGACATGATGTTAAACTCTTGTGTCTCAATAGCTTCAAGAGCAGCGGTATAATCGGCATTTGTGATACCAGTAATTCCTGAACTGCCACCTGAGAATGTAACACCTGCCACGTTGGCCAGCGTTCCGCTACCAGCACTGAGCATCGTTGCAATAACCCATTTATTATTAGGGTCATCATTGATGGTATCGACAGCTATCTGAATACCACTGGAAGGCACTGTGATTGTCCGCAACAATGTTGTACCCTCATAAAGCTTGATGTCCTTAAACGAGCTATCAACCAGACTTGTCTGAACGGTGATACTAAAGTCATTCGCGCGTGCTCCTGGATACTTCGCATCAAGGCGAATAACCTGTGCTGATGTGCTCGCTGTATCCTGCAAAATAACAGATGCAGTAGCTGCCGCTGCAGAAGCCAAGCGATATGAAAGCACCTGCCTAGCTCCACCCAATAGAGCCATACGAATAGCCGTGTAAGCTGTTGCGCCGTCACTTTCACTGTTGGTGAAGATTTCAGCAAGAGCTGGCTCTGATGCCACTTCTACAAATTGTCCGACTGGTCCCCAGTGGGCCTTAACAGGAATCACCACAACTCCACGGGATCCAGGCGTAATAGCTGCCTGAGCTGCCGCAACAAAGTTCATATAAAATCCCGGAAGCACAGGCATGTCAGTCGGACTCCAATTGCCTCCTGCCATATTAGTTCACCTTCCTTTTTAAAAACTGATCAACAGATCGCCGCGCCTCGTCGATCGTCAGTTTGATCTTGTCACTACCATGCAATGCCCCGACCAGAACTTCGGGATTAACATTAAAAAGAGCCTGCGCATTTTGCACAAGCTCCTCCCGGTCGTATGTCGGTTCTGTTTCTTTACTCATAGTTCCACCTCAAGTTATTGTTAAAGTCTATACGACGCATTAATGGTGCATCTTCGCTTGGACGCATAGTTCGGCTGGTCAGCGTGACATTGATCTGCCCGCTCGTGATTGCGTCTGCCTGCAGGTCGATCCTCGGCTCCACGACTGTCATATAACGGCGGGCTGCAAGGTCTAACGGCAGCTTAATAGCAACCTGCATTGCTTCGACTAGTTTCAGTGCGGCCGTTAGCTGTTCATTGGGCGTTACTCCTAGAACATGGCCGACTACACGTTTACGGACCACAAATCCGCCCCGGTTACCTGTGGTCACATCCATGCCAGCAATCCGCCACATAACGGATGGTCTTTGGTAGCCAAGTGGCCAAAAACATCGATATGCTTGCCAATTTTGGCCCGTAATCGATTGTGACCAGTTCCCTAATGCAACAAGCCATCGATCATCTGCAACGGTCTCAGGAGTCGCTACAGGCTGCAAGGCCATGACGGCAAATTGCAGTCCCCGGGTAATAGCGTTCCAATCCTCGTCAACAACGTCTTGCCCCGCCGTACCAAGGTAGATGCAAGAGAATACTTCTCCAGCCTCATTGGTTAGGAGCTGCTTATCAAGTGCTGCTACTATCTTCTTCTCTAACGAGTCGATTTTCTTGAAACTAGTCCGGGAAACATACGGCCAGACCTCCACAATCCGCCGGAAGCCGGCCCAGTCACTTTCCTCGTTGTCTTCGCCCTGTAACACCACAGCATACGGCTTTACACTGTCCTTGTCGGCAGCATGCGGCTCGTAGACGTCTTTCAGCTCTGGCATTGTGGTAAGTAGCTTGTTACCTATAGCATCTCTCATGTCTCAGCCCACCACTTGACCAAAGTATCTTTGATCTTGATTTTATAGCGCTGAGCAACTGGTTTAACAGTTGGGTATGGCTTAGTACCAGGGTGATTGACCTGTTTAACCGGATGCTTCGCGCCGCGCCAATACAGCGCTTTTTTATTCTTCGCCCTAATGACATGAGGCGGCGACCCTTCCTCGAGAATCCCACCATACCTAACACCATGAGCCATATACATGATGATCTTATCGCCGGACTGCTCCACTCCGGTATGTAATGACCGGCGAGCTGTAGCCGTCCTATCCTTCCATGCAGCCGATTGTTTCATTTCGCCTTCGGCACGACGTGCATGGTTTTCTACGAGTGCGTACATGCCGGCTTGCTTACGACGCATGTATTCAAGTGCTTTTTCTCCAAAGGACATATCAACCAACCCTTTCGAGTGCTGCTTGGTACCCGACTATTTGCCCTGATATTACCTGTGGTCGAACATCAGCAATACGAAATAATTGGCCGAATGCCGTGAAACTATCAGTGGTACTCACATCTGCTTTAATATCAGCCAGTTCGTCGGCAAGCAAGCTAAAAATAGCATCTGTCTGCTTTGTTCCCACTGTCTTTGAATCTATTGAAGCAATGATGTTCCGATCCATAAATATACGAACGGTTATAGGTGGTAACGTCTTATCAGTTTCTTCATAGCCGCCGCCGGATCTCACTTTGCCAACACGGTGAATAGATATATTCGTTGGGTGCTGACTAATACTCCATTTGATATGCCTACGGCGTATGGCTGCAAGGTCCATCAGCAGTCACTCCGCGGTTGCACTCTCAGCATTAAACTACTAACATCATTCGGATCCGGAGCCATGTCAGAATATTGCTTTGACATTGCAATAACATGAGCAAGTCGGTCCTTAAGTGAGGTCAGTTCATATTTCTCGGTTCCGGCAGTGTACGATTCAATCTCACCTTGCAGCAGACCAGCCTTCTCAATCCAACCAGCTGAGGCGGCAGCATACAAACGGTCCGCCTCCTTCAGCAACTCGTCCAACTCTGAATCCGTGAAACTGGTGTAAGTGTCACGCCCGCCGGCTGGGATGACCTCATTTAGCAGTTTCCGCAGACGGGACCTCAACGCAATCGTTGGTTCCATTCAGTTCACCGCCTTAAGCTTTGCCCGGGAAAGTGATCTCCTGGACGTTTTCTTCTACCGCTGCGAACACCCCGCGCCATACGTCACCGACGATTTGCGCTTCGACCAATCGGGTCAGGTCGCCCATTGTTGCCTGAATCTGCAGTGCCTGTTTGATCAATTCTTTGAAGCCACGCTTCGGACGGATAAGATATGCCTTACCTGCAGGTACTCCATCATATGCATAGGACTTCTTACTAACTTGAGTATTCCAACCATCATAAAAGATGATGGTACTAATGCCTTCAAGAGCACTATAAGGCGTTGCTTGGATCGTAAAACTACTCATGGCGTCCTTAATGTCCTCTTGATTAGCTGAATTAGCCAGCAGGATGTTACCTGTTCGTTTAGCAGTGCGAGTATCTGTTAATGCTTGACGAAGAGTCTCTCTCAAACTGAGAAGATAGTGGGCTCCCGTGGAGTTAGCAAGTGTCTCGCCCTTCTCATTAACGTATACTGCTGCAGTTTTGTTTGGTGCTTTGTAAGTGTGCTTAATGATTGGTGCTAAGTGTAGGTGATTGAGAAGAGCATTGTGTGCTTCACCAAAGGCCTTGTTCAGAACTTCGAAGTTAAAGGTCTGATTAAAGATTTGAAGCTCCTTGGTGTACTCGAATCCAGCAGTAAATCCTTTGATCCGAGCGATAGGTCCCTGCTCAGCCTGAAGGCTACCAAACTTGACTTCTTCACCCTCCAAGTGTTCCAAGAAGATAACGGAGCCGTATTGAGCCCATTTCGCCTCAAACTCCCGTGGAAAGTTAGGATCAGAGATTGTCTCATAAATCGGCCCATACACTACTGGAACTTCTTCACGACCAAGCTCAACATCTAAGACAACCTTCTGAAGCAGTTCCTTGCGGCTGCTCTCTGACGTCAGCATTTCACCAATCGGCTTGTCCAGATCAAAAGTCTCCATCTCACCATTGACTATCTTCTTGGCAACTTCCTCCTGCTTACCGTTCAACAAAAAAGGAACCGTGGTTTCAACGGTCCCTTGACGACGTTCTGCTTTAATTGTGTCTGCACTAATAAATTTTGCCATATGTCAGTAGCCCTCCCTTATACAATTTGTGGTCCAAGAATGAACCAGATAACGTTTTTAGCATCCTTGGGACTGGACACACGACCGACCTTACGATTGCCGCTTGCAGTAGTTGTAAGCACGGAATTTGTAGCATCCCAGTAGATTTGATCACCAACCGCAAATGCTTTGGTTGCATCGATCTGATCCGTCTCATACTCTGCCTGCTCGATGTCCAGGATTACTTCCGCGGTTTCGCCTTCTCCTGTCTTGACGGATTGCATGGAAGCACCGAAGATGCTAGCGATCAAGTAGAAGCGCTGCGCCACGATCTCCGTATTCTCTGGAACTGGAACACGAACGGATTGCCCATCGCTGACTTTGGCACGGTAAGAATGATGTACGGTACTTGGTACCGGTTGACCTTTGTAAGACATTTGGTTTCCTCCTCAATTTAATTGGATTAAATAGATGCTCGTTTAACCCGCAGGCTCTTAGGAGCATCAGATTTGCTACTGCCAGCGCCGCCAATTCCGGCAGGCTTGTCCGTGTGAATAGCATCGACCATGCCTTTAACCACTGGATCAGCAAGGAACGAATCCATCTCGCCTGCAATCTGCTCCTTGGTTGCATCAGCGGCAATACCTTTGTTATGGTAAGTCCAAAGCTTGCCGAGAGTCGTTTCAGGATTTTGAAGCTCCTTCCGGACCGCCTCGGACGTAACCTTGGTGGACATCATTTCACCCACGATTGCATCCCTGCCAGCGCCAGCCTCTTTGTCAGCTGCTGCCTTCAAACTCTTGAACAATGCATCAACATCCATCTCACCACTGACACCCAAGATTTCAGCAGCCTTCCCGCTGATCTCCAAAGCCCGCTGTACCTGCTTTGCAAACTCAGGTGTGAGCTCCGCAACAACCTGCTGATCAGTCAAACCCATTTCGCCTGCCAGCGTCCCGATTGTTGCACCCTTCATGCCGTGCTTCTTCTTTACTTCCGCGATTACTGTTGCCCATTCCACTTGCTCATCATCTCCCTTCTTTTTATCAGGACCTGCCCCTTCTAAATCCCACATCTCGCCGCTTGCTGCTACAATACGTGTAGGCATTCCCATGCGATCAAGCGGTGTCCAATCAATTGAAAGCGGATCATACCCGACTACTTGCGTTTCACCAGCAACGTTCTTGAGCGCTGGTCGCCCGAAGATGCTCACTTGCTTGATGCGTCCACCCTTGATCCAGCGTTTCAAATCAGTAGCGCTCTGATCGACTACTCCCCGAAAATACGCAGCTGTATCCGTCATCTTGGCTCCGATCCAGTGTGTCGCTGGGTCAATAAACTGATTTGAGACTTCCTCGGGTTTCTGATGTCCCTTAAAGCCAGCCAATGTGCGAGTATTAACAGCGTCAACGATATCTTTCAACGCCTTGTGAGTGTAATTCCAACCTCGCTCGCTTTGATTTGCCTACAGGAACCTCCACCACCACTTCAAGCGGATCAGTATCACCCTGTTTAAGAAGATCAACATCTACACCTGGAGCTGCTGGAATATCTCCGATCTCCATTTCTCCAGAAATACCAGCGAATAAGTGAAATAGGTCACTCTGCTCCGTTGCCATTTCCCCGCAAATTGGTCCTTTTAACATCTTCACGTTCACCTCCCTTCTGGAAAAACCACATTTAAAAAAATAAAAAGCACCCTAAGGTGCTTTTTTATTACATTACTTCTATGAATCTAATTTTTTCAGCTCATCCTCATCATTTTTCCATATAATTTTACTAGGATCGAGATGATCTTCAAAAAAACGAGTATTTAATAATAAATTTCTAAACTTCTTTCCGTTTTTTGAATAAACGATGTTATAAAATAATATTATCATTTCTATAGATGAAAGCTGAGCTCGTAAAATTCCTCTATATTTTCGTCTTTCTTCATTGTTTTTAGTATCATCTTCACTAAATTGTTCCTCTTGAATAAATTTAATAATATGATATAAATTTCTGAAATAATGTCCAAGTTGACTCTCAAATTGCCGATATACTCTTTCAATAGTTGATCTTTTAACTTTCTCAATAGTATTCTCAAAAAAATCTTTTTTTAATTTGTTGTAATAATAATCATCGCTATCGTATGGTTTAAATCCTTTGTATTGAAATTGTTCAATCCATAATTTATTTATTGAATCAGGAATATTTTTCTTAATATTTCTTAATTGTTCTAACACCTCTCTTTCTGTTAAACCCTCTATTTCTTTTATTTTCTCTTCAGTTATTACTGCATCTACTAAAATATGCTTTAAAGAATGATATGGTTCACGATAATTGAAATAGCAAAGCAATGTAAAGTTATCCAACTCGTTCTTATTACTTCCTCCATTCAAAATCTCATCTATAAATTCATCGCAATATTCCCTAAAAGTTGTCTGCTTGTATACACTGCTTAGATGTGCATGAATCGATTCCATGGCCACTCTGCCCGTTTTACTGCCAATGATAATATCTTTTGTAATATTGTGGTGAAGATTGATCATATTAAAAAAAGTACTGTCAAACTGCTGTTTTTTCATTGTAGTATTAGTCATTTTGTATTCTTCTCGAGTTTTTTCTAATTCTTCACGCTGAAGTCTCAGCTCTTCTTTTTGCATTATAATTGCAGCTGTAACAAAAATAATACTGGCCAGTGATAAGAGTCCCACCGTTGTACCGCCAAAAAAAATCACCAATATCAGGTAAATCATCAAAATTGCTTAAAGAAATACTATTTTTGGTTTTGTACATTATTATAAATGGGACGAATATTGCACTTACTGCAATGATGAATCCTAACCCTATCCACCAATTTTCCTTCTTGTCATAACATCTCTTCTTTTTCTTTTCGTTCTTGGTATCATTTTCTTCGTGAGTCATGTGAAAATACTTCCCCCTTAAAAATCAAAACTATATTAATATAGTAGCTTGATAATTAGAGGAAATCTATTACATTTTTATATAAATATTCGTATACCACTTTTCAAGATCAGGATGTAACGCAGGATTCTTCGTCCACTCGTTAAGTCGTTCCATGAACCTATCAGTTTCCTCGTGGACAGAGATCAGCACACACAAACAATTCGGATGTGCAGGCATTCTTGGCTCCACCCTCGGTGGCCAAACACCGATTCCCAGTCCGTTATCAGTTTCGGCCAGATCGTCACATATGTCTCGTACCGGATGACTACCAGATAGTACCCACTTCATTCCCTCATACGATGGAGAGACCTGGGAGGCAACGATCGTTCCCTCACCAAAAGCTGCGGCCGTCTCAGTCCGAACCAAGCGCAATGCTTCATAACTCAGATCATTTGGGACTCTGCTGCCGATACGCTCCATTATTCCGGGGTATTCCGCAACAAGCGTATTTTTCCCCCGCCTTACATACTTTTCGAGTTGCTGCGCTGTCTTAACCGGATCCTCCCCAGTGGCTATGCCATCCTGGATGATCTCGGTCATCACTGTGCGCGCCTTCTCACCTTTAGGCCATATCCGGTCGGATAATTGCAGCCCGCCTTCTGTACGTGCCCAAATGGCTTCCACCGCTTGAGTATTTGCCCGAGCAAACATACGCCTGACAGGTTCTCTGCTTAAACGGGTTTTGCTTATATTATGCATCGTGACTTCGTAGCTGTAGCTGCTGCCGACATCGACTGATTTATCAATGTAATCAGTCAATTGCTTTCGCAGGGCTGGGCTTATCCCATTATTCCGAAGAGACTGTTCCAGTGAGGCAAGATAACGAGCGGACATCTTATCTCCATATCCCTGCTGCTTTAGCTGCCGGATCTCCTTAGCAACTTTGTCGGCAGCTCGGATGTAAATATCTCGTATAGCATGATCCTGTCCCAGTCTCAAATCAACATACCGTTTACGGGCAGCGAGGGCATATTGAGCATAAGGCCCTGCAATAAGCTTCAGTTGTTCGAGCAAAGCGTGTGCCGCCAATACAGGCTTGCCAATGCCTTTCTTAGCCATATAGGTCACACCACCCTTTTCAGGGCTTCACGCTCGGCATCAAGGCCTTCACCGTCGGCTAAACGATCCAGAAATAACCGGGTAGCAATAATGCGATCCCTTTCACCTTCTATATCATCATCTTCCGGTTCATACTCATGAATCGTGTCAACGAAACGCGCCAGATACTGGACAGCAGCTGGTAGGCTCATAATGTTGTTGTTGACCGCATTTGCCAAGGCGTCGACCGTTGTCTTGAGCTCATCGGATACCTCTTTGCTATCCCGAGGGTCGATGTCCTCCCAAACAAGAGTAGTGTCAAAGGTGGCAATGCTGATGTTTTCGGCTTTACTCATCATGGCCAGAACCATACGAGCAAGCATCTTCCACGATTCAGCAAGCTGGCCACGTTTACGCTCTACTTTCTGGACAAAGACCGGCATTTGCTCTTTAACACTGGACAAGCTGCTAGGCATATGGACGCCAAATACAAATTCGGGTGTCTCCGAACTTGCAACAATGCAATAAAAAAGGAGCTGCAGCAGCCCCTTTGCATCACCTGTCGTGGATTTTGCCTCAACGAAATCAGCATCCTCATCAGTTTGAAAAATAAGGAGCTCATGCCCATCAAGGTTAATGGTACCGCCCTTTCTTGCAAACTCAGCAGGATCGGAAACGCCGAAGTTGTTCTGAAGAAACTGCGATACATTTTTCAGCTTAAGTTTAAGCCGCGGCGTGCTGTGCATCTTGGAACCGGTAATAGCATGCTTGAGCACATCGTGATATGCCTTCAGGAAAGGCTCCACTGGCTCCAGGTCGCTCTTACCGAATTCCTCACTCGCGTCTCTCTCGTTAGTAAAATGCACAATAGGTATGAACCCCCATGGGTTGGTGTGTTCCCCGGAATCAATGCCCGGCGGTGTATCCCCGTCAATCTCCACAATGCGGATATCATTCCGCAGTCGCTGCTTGATGCGAGCTCGTCGGTTAGTTCCTGCGTCATCTTGCCAAGAGTGCTCCGATACGAGAATGTACTCTATCGGCTCACCTGTCACCGGATCCCGATTGATCTTTTGGACCATCTCAGGAGGGATCATGTTATAGACCAGGCGAGTCCGAACCTCTGGATACAGTGGAGACTTATCTTCCTCACGCGTTACCCAAACATAGCAGTCCCCGTCCCGGATCGTATCCCTGTTGGTTTGCGTCATCTTGGATGTGTTAGATTGAAAGAAGCCGTTCAGCCATATCTGGGCTGTCTCATCTGCATGCGTAACATGCGGTACCCCCATGAATCCAACAGTAGCATTAACGATTTTTTTTGCAAATCCAGCGCCTAACTTATAGCTATCCTCAGTGTTGTTGTACAGAGCCCGGGTTTTCTCAACATCGACCTTGCTGCTGTCCACCTTGTACACCGCACCATATGTGCCTGTAGTAAAGCTCCATCCAAGCCCACCAAACACACGATCTCGTAACGCGGACATCTCACCAACAGCTTTACGCCACCAATTAGCCATATACCTTCCCTCCTCTCAAGAGTCCCGCAGCACTCGAATCGATAACCATACCTGATTTTGCGAACGCCAAAATAAGCGCATCCGCTCGGTCAGGGGACCGGAGACCACGCTTTTTCATATCTTTCTTTGATTCAAGGATGATTCTACCCTTGCTAGTGACGGAATACTTCCGGGTACTCAGTTGCCCAATCAGATCCTCATCGTTAGGGATTTGAATATCACTGGCACTAAGTAGATCGCGGATGTGTGCCCAGGCTTCTGTGCCCCAATTATCATAATGCTCATGGTCATTAGCCTTACCGCCATTATGGCAGTCAACAACGGTGATATATAGACCTTCTTCACGAACAACCTCCCGAATACGGTCGGTCACTCCACCGCCAACGCCGTCATCATCAATTTTAATCGTGCAGCGCGGCCGCCCATAAGTACGCATCAGTTCCTTAGCCGTGTTGATCGCCCAACCGGCTGTCACCATGGTGTCCTTCTTGTTGTAATGTTGGATAAACGGCACTAACATGCCGATACGTGGGACAATTGTTGTTTCATCATCCCCGAAGCGCGCCACGTCGACACCGATCTCAAGTTCTTCGTCATCTGGAATAATAGAACTACCGGTTTCTTCATCGATCGGATAGACCTCTCGCATGGCTGCAGCTTCAGCATATTCCAGCGGGATAAAGGTATCTGGCTCCGACCTGGGGAACTCACCATCCACCCGAACACGGACCACATCGCTGTCCTTACCGTATTTGCGTTCCATCATCTCAATGTTTGTCTTGTTCGTTCGCTTACTTTCCCGGCTCGATACCCTCCGAGAACGGTAGTCAGCGCGATCCTTGTTATGGGAATCGTAAAATACTCCTGAAGTCTTGGTCGGGTTGCCACACATGAGCAGCTTGTTCTCATCCCCGGACAACGTCCCGAGTATAGCTTCCATGATCGGATCTGCAACTCCGGAAGCCTCATCCACAAGGAATAGCATATAGTCTTCATGGAAGCCTTGCAT